TTTAATTTTTATAGCAAGTGGCTAATTATAATGTAGATATTGCTGTTGCTTTAAAAGGTGCTGAACAGTTAGGTAGATTTAATAAGCAAATAAAAGATGTCGCAGAAAATATTAAAGGTGCAAATATATTTTTGCAATCTTTTTCAGCAGGAAGCGAGGGTTTAGCAAGAAGTGTTGGTAATTTACAAAGAAATCTTGGCGAGGCATCAACTAATTTAAGAAATGTTGCGTTAGGAACAAAAGAAGCAACCATAGCAGCATCACAGTTTTTAAAAGCACAAGATGAAGTAAATAAAGGATTAATTGAACAACAGAAATTATTAGATGATGTATCAGGTGCAACTGCAAAAAAAACAGCAACAGACAATAAAAAGTTACAAGAAGGCTTGTTAAGACTTGAAACAAAACAAACTCGTAATTTAGAAAAACAATTTAAAACAAGAGAGGATTTTCAAGATGAATTTAAAAATGAAATAAAAAAAATTAATAAACAAAGACAAGATGAAAATAAACTTTTAAAAGCTAATGTTCAACAAACAAAAAATAGTGTTGCAGAAGAAATTAAAAAGAAATTTAGTATTATGGCTTCTCAAAAGACGAGAAAAGCTGCATTTCAACAATCTGTAAGAGAATTTGAATTGGAAAATAGAATTAATAAAGTTTTACAAAATAGACAAAGATTACAACGAAGGAGACAAAATTTAGGTCGTGCTAGTTCAAACGCATTAATAGGTGGTGCTTTTCCATTATTATTTGGACAAGGTGCAGGTGCTTCCGTAGGTGGTGCATTAGGAGGTTTTGGTGGTGGATTATTAGGTGGGCAATTTGGTTTTGCTCTTTCACTCGTAGGTACAAGTTTAGGTTCTGCTGTAGATAGATTTGTTGATGGTGCAAGAAAAGTAGGGGAAGCAATGAATGAAAATGGAAAAGAATTTGATAGAGTTCAAAATATTATTGGAAAAGAAGGTGCTAATAAGTTAAGTGCATTTGCTTCAAGTACAAAAACTTTATCTAAAACATTTGGAGATTTTATACTTGGAGCACAATCTGGTGTTGCTGGATTAATAGGTGTAACTGGAATTTTAAATAATTTAATTTCTGGTATGCAAATGAGAATAGCAAAAGCACAAGCACAAAGATCATCAGAATTTAAACAAAGAGTTCAAGGGTTAAGAGGGCAAGGTGGTCAAGGTTCAAAAAGAAGAAATATATTACAACAAGAAACGGGTAGACAATTTGATATGAACGTACAAAGATTTGCAAATCAATCAGCAGATACAAGTTTTGAATTAATACAAGCTGCAACTAAAGGTTTAGAAAGAGAGGGGTTTTTACATGATGCTAATACAGAAAAAATGAGAAAAGCATTAGAAATTCGTTACCAACATCAAGATATTATGGAAAAGTTAATAAAGGCAGGAGCAGTAGTTTCAGATCAAGAAAGTCAATACATAGAAGATTTATTAAAAGAAAAACAAATAAGAGAAGAAAATTTAAACTTACAAAAAGAAATAACGAATATTATTGCAAATGATATGGGCAATGGTATTAAGGATCTTATTACAGGTGCGAAATCATTTAATGATGTAATGAAAAATGCTTTAAACAATATGGCAAATGCTTTTTTAAATTTAGGTATTTTTGGTAATTTTGGTGGAAGTTTTGAAAAAGGTAAAGGTCTTTTAGGTAGAATTTTTAAAGCAGAGGGAGGACCAGTTAAAGGAGGTAAATCCTATGTTGTTGGAGAACGTGGGCCAGAAATGTTTACACCAGGAGTTTCTGGAATGATTACACCAAACCATGCTCTTGGTGGTTCAACAAATATTGTAGTAAATGTAGATGCTTCTGGTTCTTCTGTTGAAGGTGATGAACAACAAGGTAGAGAACTTGGTCGTCTTATATCAGTTGCAGTACAATCTGAATTAATACAGCAGCAAAGACCGGGAGGATTACTTGCATAATGACAGTGCCTAATTTTGATAATGATGTAAATATAAAACCTACATACGGACAGCGAAAAAGATCCGCACCAAATACTAGAATAGTTCGTTTTGCTGATGGTTATGAACACAGAATTTTATTTGGCCTTGCAGAACATCAGAATCCAAAAATATTTAATTTGACTTTTAATGTTTCAGAAACAGAATCAGATACTATAGAAACATTTTTAGATAATAGAGCAAATGATAGTGCCAGCTTTACTTTTACTCCTCCAGGGGAAGCTAGTTCATCTCAATTTGTTTGCGAAACATGGAGTAAATCAATACCATATAACAATAGAGCTACAATTCAAGCAACTTTTAGAGAAGTATTTGAACCTGCAACATAATGACAACTATTTGGTCCGCTGGTGATACCGTAAATTTAAATGAAGTTGTAGTCCCTACAGCAGCAAGAAGAAAAGATGGTTTATTTTTTCGTGTAACTTCAGCGGGAACAACAGGAAGTAGCGAGCCAAATTGGGTAAGTACAGTGGGTAAAACTGTTTATGATAATAATGTTCAATATGTTTCTTTTAGTAGCACCTTTAGTGATATTCAGTCCATAAATCCATCTGCTGTTATTGAATTATTTACTTTGACATTACAAAATAAATTGCATTATGACGCTTGGAAAGCAAATAAAGCTTATACAGTTGGCAATATAGTTGATTCTGCTTCATCTAATGCAGGTGTTGTTTTTAAATGCACAGTCGCAGGTACAAGTGGTGGTAGTCAACCTAGTGCTTTTGGTTCTGCTTCTATAGGTCAAACAGTAACAGATAATCAAATTACATGGACTGCTCAAAGTGTTGATATTTATTATTTTCATTCGGGCAGCAGTTTAAATGCTAACAATAAAATTAAATGGCAGAATGTAGATTATCTTAGATTTCCTATACAAGCATCAGGTTTTGCTTTTCAAAAAGGACAGTTACCTAGACCAAAATTAATAGTTAGTAATGCCACAGGATTAATTTCATCAATATTACTTACTGTTAATCAAACAACAACAGGTAATGATTTAACAGGAGCGAAGGTAACAAGAATTAGAACATTAGCTAAATTTATTGACGCTGATAATTTTGCTGATGAACAAAATCCAAATGCTGATCCTACAGCAGAATTTCCTAGAGAAATATATTCAATAGATCGTAAATCCGCAGAAAATAGAGAAGTTGTTGAATTTGAACTTGCAGCACCTACGGATCTTGCAGGAATAAGAATCCCGAAAAGACAATGTACTAGAAAAGATTTTCCTGGAATTGGTACGTTTTCACAATGACTTGGCAAAATGATGCGTTGGTTCATGCGAAAGACCAAAATCCAAAAGAAGCGGTAGGACTTGTATTAAATATACGAGGTAAACAAAAATACTTTCCTTGTCGGAATCTTGCAATAACAGATCATCAATGTTTTATTCTTGATCCAGAAGATTATATTAAAGCAGATAAGACAGGTGAGATTATAGCTGTTTTTCATAGCCACCCAATAAACCCTCCAACACCTAGTCAGGCAGATAAAATTAGTTGTGAAGATAGTGGATTACCTTGGTATATTGTCAATCCGACAACAAAACAATGGGCTTACCTAGAGCCATCAGGATATAAACCACCTTTATTGGGTAGGCCATGGGTTTGGGGTGTTACTGATTGCTGGAGTTTAGTAAGAGATTGGTATAAAGAACAAAAAAATATAGAACTTAAAGATTGGGATAGACCAATAACACCAGAAGAGTTTCTTAAAAATCCATTATTTGAAAGTTGTGCGTGGAGAACTGGTTTTAGAGAACTTAGAAATGATGAAAGATTAGAGAATGGAGATGTTCTACTAATGTCCATAATGCACCCAAGTTTAAATCATGTAGCATTATTTTTTGAAGGAGATGTTATTCATCATTTAACCGATAGACTATCTTGTAGAGAGCCTTACTCTGAATGGTTGTTAAAATGTACAGGAAAGAGGTATCGCTATGCTTCGTAAAGTAAAACTGTATGGCAAATTAGCTGAATTTGTAGGCCATGAAGAATTTGAAGTGGAAGTCAATAGTGTAGGACAGGCTGTAAGTTTTTTACTCAATAACTTTCCACAATTAGAAAAGTATATGAGTCCTAAATATTATCAGGTAAAAGTTGGTAATTATGATATTGATAAAGATGAAATACATTACCCTGTGGGTAAAGAAGACATACATTTTGTACCAGCTATAACGGGTGCGGGTAGAGGATTTACAAGAATATTATTAGGTGCTGCATTAATAGGTGCTGCATTTTTTATGCCTGTCGCAGCAGGAGGCTCATCTTTAATGGCTGGTATAAAAGCAGGTACTTTAGCAAACGTTGGATTATTAACTAAAAGTATGGTATATGTCGGTGCTTCTTTAGCTTTACAAGGTGTTTCTGAGTTACTGTTCCCTTTACCACAACCACAAGATTTCAATTCAGAAGAAGATCCACGGTTATCCTTTAGTTTTAGTGGGCTTCAAAATACATCAAGAGCAGGTACTCCCGTTCCAATAGTTTATGGTGAAATAGTTACAGGAAGTGTTGTAATAAGTGCAGGTATTGACACTAATCAGGTGGAAGCATGACTAAAAATCCTAAGATTATCAGAGGTGCTGGTGGCCCTCCTCCTCCCCGAAAACCATTTCGTGCTCCAGATACATTACATAGTAGACAGTTTGCTACTGTTCAAGATTTAATTTCTGAAGGTGAGATTGAAGGTTTTGCCTCTCCTTCAAAAGCAGGAATTACTGATAGAACATCTACGGCTTATAACAATGCTGCATTAAAGGATGTTTTTCTAAATGATACTCCAATTTTAAACCAAGCTGCCGATAATACTAATCCTGACAATAGTGATTTTAATTTTCAGGATGTTACTTTCAAAGCCAGATTTGGTGAAGGTACTCAATCTATAATGACAGGCATACCAACTGAAACCCGTAGGCCGATTGCTGTAAGCACCGCAGATGTTCTTCAGTCAGGCAATGGCGTAGTAAAAGCAGTAGATAATCAATGTAATGCTGTGATAGTTACTTTAACTTGGGCACAGATTCAAAAATCGGAAGATAACGGAGATATACATGGATCCACTGTTCAATATAAAATTTCTGTTCAACCTAGTGGTGGTGCTTATGAAGAAAGAGTTAATACATCTGTAAAAGGTAGAACTGCTGATTCTTATTCAAGAGATCATAGACTTGAAATGGTTGATGCTTCTGGTACTGCTTTTAACTTTCCTGTAAATATAAAAGTTGAAAGAGTGACTCCTGATGCCAGTGCTGCTGGTTTTTTAAGAGATGAATTTAAATTTTCTTTTATACAGGAAGTTATAGAAACTACTAATACTTATAACAACAGTGCTTATGTAGGGTTACGAGTTGACAGTAAAATATTCAACGCAATTCCAAAAAGAACTTTTCGAGTTCGAGGAATAAAAGTAAGAATACCAGGTGCAGGTGCTAACAATTCTGGTACTCCTACTGTTGATTTACAAACAGGCAGAATAATCTATCCAGATAACTACATTTTTAATGGAACGATGCAAAGTACAAAGTGGTGTAGTTGTCCAGCTATGATACTGCTTGATTTGTTAACGACAAAAAGATATGGATTAGGAGATCACATAGCTCCAGATCAAACAAACGACTCCACAACTTATTCTAATATTGATCTATTTAGTTTTTTTGCAGCCTCCAGATACTCAAATACATTAGTACCAGATGGTACACCTGCTGGAACTGAAGAAGCTAGATTTAGTTGCAACGTAAATATACAAAGCCCGAAAGAAGCATATGCAGCAATAAATGAATTAGCAGGTGTTATGAGATGTATGCCGATATGGTCAGCAGGAACTATTAATATCTCACAGGATGAAGAAACAACCGCTAGTTATCTATTTAACTTAGCCAATGTAGGAGAAGGAGGATTTAATTATCAGGGTAGTAGTTTAAAGCAACGTCATTCTGTTATTTCTGTTAGTTATTTCAATATGGATTCTAAAGAAATAGATTTTGAAGTTGTAGAGGATGATGCAGCAATAGCAAAGCTTGGAACGATAGTAAAACAAGTAAAAGCCTTTGCCTGTACTTCTCGTGGTCAAGCTGCAAGACTTGGAAGGGCAATATTATTTGCAGAACAAAACGAAAGCGAAACAGTTACTTTTACAACTTCAATAGATTCTGGGATGTTAGTCAGACCAGGTGCGGTTATAGAAATAAACGATCCAGTAAGAGCAGGAGCCAGGAGAGGTGGTCGTGTTGTAGCAGCAACTACTAATTCTATTACTATTGATTCAGCAACTTCAACTCTTTTAACGCATAGTGATGGTCAAGGTAATATATCTGGCCCAGGTTTGTTAAATTCACCTACTATTTCAGTGATTTTACCTGATGGAACAGTTGAAACAAAAACAATAACAGCAGAATCTTCAGGTGTTTTAACCTTGGATTCGGCTCTTTCAGCAGCACCAAATGTTAATTCTCCTTATTTAATATCTAGCATTACGCTTGCAACTCAACAATTTAGAGTAATACAGGTAGAAGAACAGGATGATATTAATTATGTCATTACTGCTTTAACTTATGTTCAAGGCAAATATGATTTTATAGAAAGGGGAGAGCCTTTACCTACCAGAAATATATCGCTGTTAAACAGTCCTGTTAATTCTCCAAGTAATTTAACTGGTACAGAAACAACGATTGTTATTAATGGAATTGCTAGAAGTAGATTATTAATTAGTTGGCAGCAACCTACAGAAACATTTTTTGCAACCGATGGAAGTGTTTATGAGAAACCTCAAGGTGCATCATCTTATCAATTAAATTATCGTATTGTTTCTGAAGATGGTAATGCAGATAATTTTATAACACAGGAAGTTTTTAGTAATGATTTTGAGATCATGGATACTAAAAAAGGAAGTGTAGATGTTGAAATTTATTCTTACAATGCTTCTGGCAAATTATCAACTAATCCTGTCACTGGAACGATCCAGACATTAGGTAAATCAGGTGCTCCAGATAATGTAAGTAATCTAACTATTGAACCTATAAATGAACAATTTGTAAGATTAAGATTCGACCAATCAACTTCAGTTGATGTTTTACATGGAGGTCGAGTTTATGTAAGACACTCTAATTTATCCGAAGCGAGTGCAACCTTTCAGTCAGCACAGGACATTATAGAAGCTGTGCCTGGTAACTCTAATGAAGCAATCTGTCCTGCTCTTCCAGGAACTTATCTCCTTAAATTTCAAGACGATACGGGAAATTTTAGTACATCAGTAGCAAAAGTTAGTTTATCCTTAGTTGAAATTTTAGATTCAATTACTGTCAAAACTGATAGAGAAGATAATGATACTCCTCCTTTCAACAACACAACATCTAGTTTATTTACTAATACCGAATACAGTATTTTAAAAGGTGGTTTAATTCTTAGTAATCCAGTAAACAATGCAACTGGTACTTATGATTTTGTTGATACCTTAGATTTAGGTGGAGTATTTTCTCTTACTCTAAAAAGACATTTTCAAGGTGTTGGATTTTATACAGGAGATTTGTTTGATAATAGAACAGATAATATAGATACTTGGGTTAATTTTGATGGGTCAGAAGCTCCAGATGCTAATGCAAAATTAGCTGTACGAACTTCTACTGATATGACTAACTATTCTGATTTTAATGATTTTGCAAATGGAACATTTAAAGGTAGAGGATTTAAGTTTAGAGTGACATTAAATACATCAGATACAGCACAGAATATAAATTTACAGCAGTTAGGTTATACAGCAAGTTTACCCTCTAGAACAGAACAATCTGGTGTTATAGCATCAGGTTCGGGAGCTAAAAATGTTACTTTTACTAATGCTTTCTTTGTTGGTACATCTGGTCTGGGCAATTTAAATAATTTTTTACCATCTGTAAGCATTTCTCCGCAAAGTGTTTCTGGCAAAATTATGGTTACAGGAGACTATTTTGAACTTACTAATATAAGTGGAACAGGATTTACAGTTCACTTTAAAAACTCAAGTGGTGCTAGTATTGATAGAGACTTTACCTACAGTGCTGTTGGTTTCGGCAAAGGAGGTTAA